GCTCCACCACCTCCAGCACCATTTGAACCAGATCCATTCTTATTACCACCACTACCACCATTGGAACCATACGCACCTGATCCTCCTGTCTTATTACTAGCTCCAGCTCCTCCAGTGACATAAGTTGCAGTAAATCCATTAACAGGATTCAAGGCCTCCAACACCATCACATCCCCATGACCACCAAGCTGATTACAATAACTTGCTTGTGTAACAGCATCACCACCTGTTCCTCCTGCCAATGTAACTTGAATAGAAGTGTACATATAATTGCTACTAGCAATGCTTATAGTACCAGATCCAGTTTGATTTCCACTACTACCAGGATTACTAATATCTGAAACTAATGTATGCAATCCATCTGTCCCATCATTTGTATAACCACCAGGATTATCACCACCACTACCTGATACACCAGGAGTAGTTGCATTGGTTTTTTTCCAATATGTTCCTGCCTGTCCATTTGTACCATTAGTTCCTTGAGATTCAGAAACTATTTGAAGATCAGAAACTTTAGTACCACTCTTAATTACTGTTCCACCTGGACCACCATCAGTTCTTGCTGTGTTTAATCCACCTGCCTGTCCACCATTAGCAGTAATAGTAAGTAATCCTCCACCAAACTCAACTTTACTTGCAGAACCACTATTACCAGACTGATTACCTGGAGATCCAGATCCAGCACCACCTGTAATGGTCATGGCTAATGTTGTCCAATTATTTGGGAAGGTAATACCTGTACCAGTTTGAGGAGTATTCTTTGTTACAAGTCCATCTGGATACTCAATGATAGGTACACCACCAGATGTAGTCTGCCTACCACCAATGACAGAAGCTGGTCCAAATGTCTTGAATACTGGTACTGGAATACTTGTTACAACTTCATATGTTCCTGCACCAGCACCACCAGATGCCATATAATATCCTTGACCAGCAACTGCTGCTTTATAAACTGTAAATGCACCAACTCCTTGAGTAGTGAAATTAATTGCTGTACCTGCCTGTGCATTAGAAAGAGTAGTTGCTAACTTAATACTATTATCATTAACCTTAATCACATAATACTTAGTACCATTAGATAATGGAGAAATTGCTGTTCCTGGTGATGTAAGTGTATGAACACCAGTACCAGCACTTGTTAAATCAATAGCAGTTCCACCAATAGCATTAGCAGAAGTTGTAGCAAGTTTAATTGTATTTGAGTTTACACTCATTACATAATAAACATTATTATTAACAAGAGGTGTAGCTACTGTACCTTCTATTGTAAACGTTTGATTTCCTGTTCCAATTGATGTCAAATCAATAGTTGGAGTTCCTGCCGTGGCATTACCAGAGGTAGTGTGAAGTTTAATATTATTTGCATCTACAACACTTACATAATAAGTATATCCCAGAGTTAATCCACCAATAACAACACCATCAGTTGATGAATACTTTAATGCAGTACCAGTACTCATTCCATGAGCAGTCATTTTTAATACATCTGTTCCAATAACAACATTAGTAGCATTTGAAAGTACAACATGTGTTATAGTACCCTTTCCATATGTTGTTGAATCACCAGTTGTCCATGTATGACTGTTAACAGTCATGGTATCATTTGCAGTACTAATCTCTGCTATGGTTATATCTTTTACAACATTTCCTACACTATAAGTTACTTCATCACCTGTATTAAATCCATGAGAAGTAAGTGCTAATGTTTCTGCTGAAGTATCTACACTAGAAGGAGATCCTGTTTTAGTTATTGCTGGTGCTGTTGGTGTGTTAGATTTATACGATCCAGTTCCTTCTGCACCTGGACTGTAATCCATTATGTCATAGGTTGCCACATCACCCGCACCCGACAAAGGCTGCTTCAATAAAGCATGTTTATGTTCATATGCAATACCACCAATAGGGAACCACTGATACAATCTTGTATTAGCATTTGTATATTGTGAGATATATCTATCACCAGAATATCCAGAAAGAGATACAATAGAACTTCCTGCACTGGTGTGATACATGTAGTGATTATGTTGAGGAACACCTTGCAATCTCTTTTGTTGCATGGTAACCTTAAGAGTCTGAGTTCCACTAATAGTGGCTCCCATAGTATCAGTTACTTTATTATAATCAACAGTTGTTATAGTACCAAGAGAGAAATATCCACCCTGTGCTGTCTTATCAAATAACCATTTACCACCTACCTTATCTGCACCTGCACCAGTTGTTAATAGTCCAGCAGTAGGACTTCCTGATCCATATACAGTACCGTATCCAAGAATCTTTCTTGTCTTTAAATCTGGAACCATAAATGTTCCAAGAGTTCTTGTTTCACCTAAGTACGTGAATACATTTGTTTGATTAATATCCTGTAATGTTCCATCAGCATTAAAATTAAATTCTAATGAAAGTCCACTACCAGTACCTGCATTCTGTAGAGTAAATGTAGGATCACTTGAATATCTCTTCCCTAACTTAGTTGTAGTTACAGCAGTAATAACACCACTTGCATTTATAACAAGATCTGCCTCAATAGTTTCCTTATCACTTTCACTACCAGTTGGTGCTGTAAATGTAATAGTAACAGTACCCGTTGTTGGATAACCAGTACCACCACTAACCAATTTCAATCCTGGTCTTGCTGTTCCACCATACTCACCACCAACTATTTTATATAATGCTGGATAATCTTCTATCTTATACTCTGATCCATCACAATATATGTACCCAGGATACTGATACTCAGGATTATTTGTTGTCTGAGAATTACCAGCAGTCTCTCTAGTAATTTGACCTGTAGCGAAATCGTAAGAAGGTGTTGTTGGTATGAATGAGTTATCATGAATATTGGTAACTGCCTTCATCGTAGTGATGATAGTACCAACTTCAGTAGTATCAGATGCCTTATCTGTATAGAAATTGGCTCTGGTATTTCTATAGGTGGGGTTTGGTGCTACTGCCATGGCTCAAATCTTTATTAGATATTCTAGAACTATAAATGGAGAAACTACACTATCTACTGACACTGCATTATCAACACTCAAATTCAATGTAGTTTTTAAATTATCTGGACTCAACTCCAATGCATCTGTAACATACTTAAAACTATGGGAACCTCTATCCAAATCTACCTTATGATAGTGTGATGTGGGATCAGTAGCTTGTACTAAGTCAGTTGTCTCAGTTATTTCATTGAATAGATCAGCATATATTCTACTACTATCTGTATTTAGATTGCTATTAAAGGGTACAACATCATGAGAAGTTGCTGATTTCCAGTCAACAGGAACACCAGCACTAGTAGCAGTATATGTTGCACTAACACTCTTACTAACAGTTATATCATCTGTGTCATCTATAAAACAAGGAAGTAATGGTGGATTGAGTCCAGAAACAGATCTTGGTTTAACACCTGGAGATATTTGATAGTTAGTTTGACTGATAGGGAAATTACTCCAATCAGCATTTAGTAAGCATTTAGTTCTCCAATCAGAAATTGATAATGTATTACCAGAGTTGTAACAACCACCACTATATGCAGTAGGATCCCAAGTTCCTGCAAATGCACCCCAATAGAACTGATACGACTTTGCATATTCATTTGATGCAAATGCTCTACATGCTGGTTGATTATTTCCTGGAAATGCAGGTGGACTACCAGAAGTACCAGCAGCAACAGTATTATTCATCCAATCTTGAATTGGTATTGTACTAGCATTCCAATAAGCAACTAAACCAGCGGCCTGTGGTTCTTTAATTGTATTTGGAGAAGAAACATCAACCTCATTTGTTGACTTAACTCTTGTCCTTCTAATACTACCAAAGTGCATGTGTCCTGCAATTGATGTGCTATCAACTACTTCAGACTCAGTTCTTTTTCCAGCAGTGGTTCCCCATGTCCACGATGGTTTTCCTTTAAGTTCAATTGCTTGACTAGGTACAGTGAAAGTACCAGAATATGTTACACTAATAGTTGTTCCAAGAGTTGATGTTGCTTCAATACCAATACCAGAACGATTTACCTCATTACCAAGTGAATTTGTTTCACGAATATTTTTATAGATACCAGCATCAGCACCTGGTGTTGGTAGTGGATATTTAGAACCAAGATCAGGTACTACAAATTGTTCATCAGTTAATGATTGTAATGCTGTACCACCAATATTTCTTCTAACAAACTTACCAGTAGTACCCACACCACAAATAGCAGCAAGTTGTGGAAAATCAATCACATTATAGATCGTACCATCACATCTTAAATAACCAGATGGTAGGTTTTCTCTGTTTGAACTAGCGTTAATATCAGGATTTATCTCAACTGGCCATACTATAATCTGACCAGTCAAGTTACCATACTTTGATCTTTCTTGTGAGTATAACTTTGCCATTTAATATGCCTTAATTAGATATGTAACTACCATAGCTGGTTGAGCAGTATCAACAATAATATTTAGAGCATCATTAAGACTATCAGGATAAACAGAACCAACACTAATATCATTTAATGGATATGTTGCTGGTGGATTCAGTGAACCTCTTCCCATTTGAATATCAAATGTACCATGACTGTGTGATGTGAAAGCAGAACTATTTGGATTATTATCTCCAAAACTACTCAAAGAACTACTATATGTTCCTTCTCTAAATGTTGTATTAAAAGTACCAGCAGCAGTATTAATTGTAGCAGAACTCAATTTAATTGTATAAACATAATTAGTATCACCTGTACCTGTCCTTGAAATTTCAGTGATATAAGTTCCTTTTGCAAAACAATCACCATCTACCATCATCCAAGGATGAATCTTATCATACTGATACCAGTTATTTGGTGCAGTACCATGACTACTTCTAATGTCTGTTCCTGCTGGCAGAGCAATCTCACTCGTAGCAATACCAACCGTAACAGTATTAACAGTAAAATAATTAGCAGGATTTTCTGGATTATCTGCTAGAGTATTAAATGTACCTTTACTATGCCCAAAATAATTTCTCCTATTACCAAATATAAATGGTCTAGGGAACAGTCCTGTCCATGCTTTTATAGCATGAGTCTTAACTGGAGTATATGAGAAATTGTTAGTAAAAGCACCAATAGCAACAAAATCAACAGTTTGAGTTGCTGCTTGAGGACTATCCCTAGTTGGAGTACCAGTATGCCAATCTGGTGCAGGAACTTCTGACCAGTAATCTTTACCAGCATCACTCACAAAATTATGAAACTTATCACCAGTAGGAAGAGTATGTTCATGGGTTTCAGGACCATAGTATGCTAACAATGTTCTACCTTGATTCCAATCTGGTGCTTCCTGAACTGATGGATTCAAATCACAAGTATGTTGCTGTGATTTAACAACAGAACATGTTGGGTGATCTGTACTACCAGAAATACTTAAACTTGCTGGTTGCCAAACCTGCGGACCATAAAAACTTGCTTGAGCAGAACTAACAACTCCTGGATGACTATGGCCAGGAGTATGATTAACTCCCAACTTTCTGCCTAATGTAGTTATTGTTGCATTAAAATCTGGATCACTAATCTTCATATCAGTAATCTTACCAGATAATTTTAAATTAGGATCTGATAAAGTAAAATCAATATCAGCATTAGCAGACCAACTAGTCTTAATAACCTTATCTAGTCCAAAACCAGATACAAAATCACCGAATTTTGTTCCTACAGCATCAACTACAGTATCTTTAACATTTCCTTGTCCATATTGATACTTGGTTTCATCAAGATATGATGATTCAAGATCAACCATCACTCTATTAGTTAATTTTGGAAAATAGAATGTTCCTGTATAATTTGGAAATGTTCCTGTACCTGTACCACCATAGGTTGTACCAATTTCAGAGAATAGTAAAGGATACTCATGAGCGTCTGCTGTCTGACCATCACAAACCTTCCACCCTTTAGGAATATTTGCTGCTGTAAATCCCTCATTACCATCACCACCCCACGGCATAATTGCACCGATACGGGCGGTTTTCATAGTTTTTATAGAGTTGTAGTATTGTGCCATATTTTTACAGTTCTGCTAACCACCAACCACGAAGGTTATTTGGAATTGATGATGCATTAGGATCACCTGCTGCATCTGTTG